ATGACGCAGAAGCAGGAACACCTCGACCAGTTCGTCCAATGGTGCGCCGCCCATATCCGCGGCGATGAAAAAGGCGAGGCGCAAATCTTTCTGGATCGGCTGTTTCGTGCTTTCGGCCAACCCGGCGTTAAGGAAGTCGGCGCGGTATTCGAGGAGCGGGTGAAGAAAGAGGGCAAGGGCACCAGCTTTGCCGACCTTGTGTGGAAGCCCGTCGTGCTGGTGGAAATGAAAAAGCGGGGCGAAGACCTCACGCGGCATTACCGGCAGGCCTTCGATTACTGGGCGCGGCTGGTGCCGGGACGCCCGCGTTGGGTGGTGCTGTGCAATTTCGACGAGTTCTGGGTGTACGACTTTGAAACCCAGATGGACAGCCCGGTCGACAAGGTGACGCTGGCCGAGCTGCCCGCCCGGTACGGCCCGCTGGCTTTCCTGTTTCCCGATGATGAAGAGCCGGTGTTCGGCAACCATCAGGAAACCGTCACCCGCGATGCGGCCGACAAGCTGGTGGAGCTGTTTCGCGCGCTGATCGGGCGTCAGGTGCCGCGCGATCTCGCCCAGCGCTTTACCCTGCAATCGCTGATGGCGTTGTTTGCCGAGGACATCGGCCTGCTGGAGCGCTATTTCTTCGCCCATCTGCTGGACGATTGCCACACGCCGCCCCAGGCTTACGACCTGATCGGCCAGCTGTTCGTGGAGATGAATACGCCCGGGATCACCGCCGGCGGGCGGTTCAAGGGCGTGCCGTACTTCAACGGCGGCTTGTTTGCCCATCCCGCGCGCATCGAGTTGACCGCCGCTGAAGTCGCGCTGCTGCGTGACGCAGCGCGGTTCGACTGGTCCAAGGTGCGGCCGGAAATATTCGGTGCCATCTTCGAGCACAGCATGGATGCCGAGGAGCGTCGCGCCCACGGCGCGCACTACACAAGCCCGGTGGACATCATGAAGGTGGTAGGCCCCACCATCGTCGAGCCGTGGCGCGAGCAGATCGAGCGCACCAAAACGCTCAAGGGGCTGGAGCAGCTGCTCGCCCGCATCGAGAGCTTTCGCGTGCTCGATCCCGCCTGCGGCTCGGGCAACTTTCTCTACATCGCCTACCGCGAGATGAAGCGACTGGAAGCGTCCATCTACGAGCGTATGGGCGAGTTCAAGAGCGTGGATGCGGCGCAGCGCCCGTTCGGGTTCGTCACGGCGCGCAACTTTTACGGCATAGACATCAACCCGTTTGCGGTGGAGCTGGCCAAGGTCACCATGATGCTGGCGCACAAGCTGGCCATCGACGAGCTGCACATCAGCGAGAATGCTTTGCCACTGGACAACCTTGACGCCAACTTCCACACCGGTGATGCGTTGATCGCGCCGGACAACAGCCGTACCCCGTGGCCCAGCGCGGATGTGATCATCGGGAACCCGCCGTTCCTGGGCGCTAAGCTGCTCAAACCCAAGCTGGGCGTGGATTACGTGAAGCGGCTACGCAGGGCATACCCGGAGGTGCCGGGCATGGCGGACTTCTGCGTGTACTGGTTTCGCCGCGCCGCCGAACTCTTGCCCACCTGCATCACGGCCGATCCGCTCACCGGACACGCCGGCCTAGTCGGCACTCAGAACGTCCGCAACAATGCCAGCCGCGTAGGCGGGCTGGATGTGATCTGCGCCAGCGGCACCGTGGTGGAAGCCGTCGATAACCAGCCGTGGTCGGGCGAGGCTAACGTGCATGTGTCCGTTGTCAACTGGGTGCGTACCCAAGACGAGGCGCTGTTGCCTGCGTCGCGCCGACTCTGGTTCAAGGCGGCGCCGATACCAGGCAAGGCGAAGCGCAAGAAGCGCGGTGGCGGACGTGCGGACAAGGATTTCGAGTTGGATATGCGTGAGGTGAATGTCATCAACTCCGCGTTGTCAGACGGTGTAGATGTTGCGGGCGCCAAGCCATTGGCGTGCAACAACGCGGTGGTGGTTTGCCAGGGCATCACTCCAGGTCATTCTGGCTTTTTGGTTGATAGCGTCGTGCGGCAGAGGTTGGTGACTGATGGAGAGGGCGAAGTAGTTCATCCGTATCTCGTCGGGGATGACCTGTTGGGCAATCGAGCGATCTCACGTTTCATCGTGGACTTTTCGGAGTTGTCTATCTTGGAGGCGAAGCGTTATTCCAAGGCGTTTGCACTGATTGAGCGGAGTGTGTTGCCTGATATCACGGCGAAAGCCAGCGAAGGCGATACGGAGCGGGTGACTTCGGCCGACCTGTGGTGGCGCCATTGGCGACCGAGAACAGAATTAATTAGTGCCCTTGCTAAGATGAGCCGCTATCTGGCGTGTTCACGAGTTACCAAGCGGCCGATCTTTTCATTTGTGGAAAGGGCAATCCGCCCGGGCGATGCTCTGCAAGTTTTCGCGCTCGAAGACGATTTCAGCTTTGGCGTGCTGCAATCCTCCCCGCACTACCAGTGGTTCCACGCAAAGTGCTCGAACATGAAGTCCGATCCTCGCTACACATCGGAATCGGTCTTTGACACTTTCCCATGGCCCCAGTCGCCTACGAAGGAGCAGGTGGATGCGGTGGCTGAAGCGGGCCGTGTCTTGCGGGCCGTGCGCGCGACCGCCCTGCAATCGATCGATGGCGGCCTGCGCACGCTCTACCGCACGCTCGACCTGCCGGGCAGGAATCCACTCAAGGACGCTCACGCCGCGCTGGATGCGGCCGTGCTCGCCGCCTACCGGTTTAGCGCAAAGAAAGATCTGCTCACGCAATTGCTAGTCTTAAACGAGGCTGTAGCGAATCGTCTTGCAGCTGGCCAACCTGTTTGTGGTCCGGGTGTGCCCACAACCTATACCGCTGGCGCTACGCTGGTTAGTGCTGACGCTTTCGGCCGAGCCTAGATTTTTCATAAGCACCCGCTGTTGCGGCACGCGTGGCGACTAGCGGGGTTGGGCAGTCAGCATCAAGATGTCATGTTGATCATGAGCACTTCTTGAGGGAGGAGCTACAGGCGACGGCAGAAGGCGGCGTAAAAGCCGCTCTCTGGCTTTACGAATCCGACCTCGAAAGACATGCACGAAACTTCCAGCGAAGTCATGTATGACGTAACGAGGCAAGTGCACGAGTAAGTCTAGTAGGAAGTCTCGGGATAGTTGGGAGTTCCTTGCACCGGTGGTAGCTGTATGATCACGGGCATACATGGTGAAAAATTGCCTTTGCTTGGCCGCTCGGCGCTGGTGGTCTTCGGGCCACGCATGATGTCCACTGCCGCGCTTCGAAGATTGCTTACTGCAACGTTGTGCCACCTGCACCCTTCAGTTTCTCCCAATCGCGCATTGCGTTCTCACGTAGCCTATCTAGATGATCGGCCAGTGTCTTAGCATCGATCAGCCAGGGTGCTTTCTGTGTGCCAATTCGGAATGCCGGGACAGGCAGTGCGTGCCGTCCCGCGCGCTTCGCTGCTTCTTCTGGCTTGAGGCCGAACAAATGGCAACACTTGTTGAGCGGTATCTGGGCGGTTTCATACTGCGCTAGTAGCGAAAACAAAGTGTTCATCGTATCAACTGCTTAGGTTCTAAGTACTGGTAGGTCATGTAGTTGTCAGGTGTGGCGTCGAGGCGCTGCAATCCCTCTCCCCTGCCTCGTGTGGATCAACGTCACCGGCTAATCGCGCTGGAAGACCCAGCACTTGACGGTGCGGCCGCGGGATCGGTCGGTCTGGTCCTGCAGCCAAATGGCACTGTTCACCGGTTTCAGGTCGATGAACTTGCGTGAGCGCGACGTGCGCAGGTACTTCTTGAGATCGGCCAGGGCTGGTACATCGAGGCGGTGTTCGCGCGCGCGTTCCTCGAAGTGGTTGAGGTTGACGGCGATTTCGTGCGGGTTGCGGCTGTGATTGAGGCCCGGCGCGGCGCTGTTCCACTCGTCCAGATAGTCGAACCGCTCCCAAAAGGTCTGCACAACCTTGTGGTCAGCGCTGATCGAGGACTGGCGCTCGATGGCCATGGCCAGCAGCTCGCGCGTCACTGCCGCTTTCTGTTCGTCGGTGAAAGGGATGAGCGCGCCGAGCGCTTCGAACAGGGCCAACAGTTGCCCGTGGTTCTTGGCGATGCGCGTGGTCTTTACGGCTTCGTGGGCGAGCAGTTCCAGTTCGTAGATCGGCGCTTTCTCGCTCACCGTCGTGAGCACCTGCTCGGCCTGGCGCGCGGCCATGACAAAGAAATAGCTCACCGCATCGACCGGCATGCGTTCCAGTTCGAGCGCCGCGGCACGGGTCTCGGTCGTGTGCGCCGAGCGATCCACCGTGATGTGGCAGATACGCTGCATGATGGGCTCGCTGGCATCCACCTTGGCGTTCTGCGAAATGACGACGGTTGCGCGGAACGGCGGCTCGCGCGTTTCGTTGCCGGAATTCTTCACGCCGAGTGCGCGCACGCTGCGGCCGTTATAGGCGGTCTTCAGTTCGTCCCAGTCGAACGACTTCTTCTTGGCATCCTCGCCGTTGTCGCGGTCGCTCTCGATCAACACCACCGGCAGGTTGGCCACCTGGGCGAAGTTTCGGGCGCGCGCGGCGAGCGTGGCCTTGGACGGGTCGAAGCCCTCGTAGTCGCGGCGGCCGACTAGCTTCCACAGGAATTCGATCAGCGTCGATTTGCCGGCGCCGGCTTCACCCACCAGTTCAAGGAACGGGTAACTTTTCTGCTCCGCGCGGATCTGTTCGGCAAACAGGCTGCCAAACCAGAACGTCAGGGCCACCAGACCTTTGGCGCCGAAACACTTCCACACCAGCTGCAGCCAGTCCTCGCGGTAGGACTTGCGATCACGGCTGATCGTCAGCGCGGGCGAGTGCGTCAGCGTCTTGAGATTGAGGCGGCCGATCTCGAAGTAGTCTTCGTCGTTGAGGTCGAACACGGCGCCGTCGCGGATAGCCAGTTCGCCCATCACATAGACGCCGTGTTCCTTGGTGTAGCCCACGTAGTCGATGGTCTCCACGGTTTTGATGCCGTAGAGCTGTTGTTTGATGATGCGATCCAGTTGCTGGCTCGTGCCCGTAAACACCGCGCCGGGCGCGATGCTCAGAAGACGCTTTTTGAACTCGCTCGCGCTGGCGAGGCTGCTTCCGGCAAAGGTGTTCTTCACGGCGCGGCCACCGTGCGGAAAACTCACGCGGTAGTAGTACCAAGATTCGTCGGTGACTTCGTTCGCTTGGTAGTACAAGGGAAGCGGGTTGCAGTTGGCGATTTCGATGTTGTCGCAGGATTCGGCCAACGCCATGTCGCGGCGCTCGTCTTCCGCCAGGTCAGCGTCCTTTTCCAGCAGCTGCTGCATGGTCTTGTCGTAGGCCTTGATGTCGAGGTCGAACCAGTACAGGCGGTCGTCGTGATCGTAGAAAAACGTGGCCATGCCGGTGCGCCCGTACATGAGGCGCGCCTTATCCGCGGCGGATCGGGCGATCAGCAGCGACCCTTGGTAGCGAAACTCGTCCATGTCCTTGAGGCCGAGCCGGTCGGCCAGATGCAGATCGCTCCAATCATCTTTCTTGCGCGAGGTCTGCAGAATGGTGGCCGCTTCGCAGGTCCAGCCTTCCTTGCGGGCACGCTGCACCCAGCGGCGGGTGTAGTCGCGGCCCGCAGCATCGCCGTCCAAGGCCCATACCAGCCTGGGGCGATGGCTCGGGCGCAGTTCGGCCAGCTGACGCAGGAAGGTCGACGGGTAGTTGTTGCAGCTCATCGCGGCGACGGCTGCGATGCCGTGGTGATCGAGCGCGACAGCATCGAAGATGCCCTCGGCAAGCCACAGTTCGTCCACCGTGCGCAATCGGTCGGTGGTCAGCGTCGGCGGGGTCCACACCTGGCCGGCGTAGCTTGCGCCCGGCGCAAAGCGCGCCTTCATCTTGCCGAAGCGGTGGGGCCGATCGATCAGGCGTTCCCAATAGCTGCCGCCGGGCAGGGGAAAGCGGATGGTGGCCGAGGTCGCCTTGGTCTCGGCGTCGCGGTACCACTCCTGGGTGTAGCTGCCGCGCACCCGTGCCAGGTTGAAGCCCCGCGAGCTGGCCAGGTACGCATCGGCCGCCGCGTGGGGGCTGTCGTCGGTCTTCTTGAAGCGTTCCGACCAGTTGTCGAACAGATCGGGATACAGCTCTTTGACGCGCGCCTCATAGCCGCAGTTTTTCAGGCGGCCACAGCGCACCACCCATGGCGCGTCGGCGTTGGCGTACAGCTCCGGTTTGCTGCAGCTCGGGCACTTACCGCCGCGAAGATAGCCCTTGCGCACCGGCTTGAAGTCGAAGTCACGGTTCAGTTGGTCGAGCACATCCCGCTGCAGGTCGATGCTCATGTCAACGGCCATTGGCAGGGCTCCATAGGCGGCCGCGCGGACCACACAGGGCGCCCATGCGACGCATCACGTCGCACGCTGTGCCGACATAGAGAGACAGGCATGCTTCGCTGTGGAGCCACGCGTCCCTGTCGACGCCATCGTCAGGCATCGGCGGCGCGCAGTAGGGCGGCAAGGTGCATAGGTGAATGTCGCCGCCAAGCAGCCGATGAAACTGACAGACGGCGCAGTGCTTAAGGTCGGTGGTCATGCGTAGCCTTTCATGAGGCAAGCCGTCTCCGTGCCGGCAGCCCGTGGGCTGCCGGTGGTGAGAGAGTCGAGGGGGAAGCGGAGGTTTAGCGGTCGGCGCGGCGACCGCAGCGCGCCGTAGTGTACTCGGCGTCCTGCGCGGTGGCGCGACGCTCGTCGGCCAGGGAGATCAGTTCGCTCGCGGTGAATGCGATCAGACGGCCGGTGCGAGCGCTGGTGACATAGATGACATGGCTGGTGGAGTGGTTGATGTCCACATAGGCCGGTTCATTACGGGCTTGGGTCGCGGCGAGCGCGTGCAGCGCATCGTGATTGGCGGTGCGCTGACTCACGGCGAACCGCTCCATCACGGCCGCCGTGCAGCGCGTGATCAGCTGCGCTTCGTCCAGATGCTGAGCGGCATGCGCATCAAGGAAGGCCAAAGCCACCGAGAGGCGTGCTTCCGGTGTGTTTTTCTGGTCGCTTTCGAGAAGGAACGACACGGTAATCCCCTGTTAGTTGAAGGCGGGCGGCACGGGTTGGCGCGCGGCGGGCTGCGTGATGCCGGGTGGCGGTGCGGATGTGTTGGGGGTTCTGGCCACGATGATGTCGTTGGTCCGTCGCTCCACCATGGGCAGCATGACGTCGTCACGCGGATGCATGCTGGGCACCAGCGTACGGACGATGCCGAGGTGGGCGACGAAGCGGTGGCCGCATTCGATACCCATGCATTGGAAATAGATTTCCCGCACGAGGGGGCTCAGTGCGCGCGAGGTCATCGTGGCGGCACGTTCCTGGCAATGCGGACAGCGAATCGAGCATCGATTTGAATGCATCCGTTTAGTCCTCGTACACCGGTTGTGTTCTTACTTATGCGCGGGGTCGGTCAGGCCGGCCGGTTGGCGAGGCGCATTTCCAAACCTTCGAGGTAGACCGTCAGCACGTAGGCGGCGTCGGTCTTGTGTTCGGCCCGTGCCAATCGCTGGCATTGCGCGAGCTGGTCGGGATCCAGGCCGACGCCGATCCGCTTTCGTTTCATGGCGGCACGGGGCGCATACGCCCGGCAGGGCTTAACCAGGGAGTTATTCATGGCGATGGGTTACGATGTGGAAGTGCTACACAATGTGAAAGATACTCCACATAACGGAGCTGTGCAACACATTATGAACGATAAAAGGCCGGATCGTGTAATTAGTCCGATCGAGCTTGATGCCGACAAAATCATTCTGCGGATGCGCCAAGCGGTGGGCGTGAAGAACGATGTGGGTTTGTCCGCTGCGCTGGGGCTCAGCGGCGCGAGTACGCCCAGCAACTGGCGTCAGCGCAACAGTCCACCATTCGCCTACTGCGCCAGTATTGCCGCCGCATTAGGCGTCTCCATGGACTGGTTGGTCTTGGGGCGCCACCGCCATGCGGAAACGGCGACGACCGACACCGTAGCTAAAAGCGCGTCGGCAGCGGTGCCGATGGCCTCCACGCGGTCTGCTGAGCGCATTACACGATTCGTGAACGAGTGGGAGGCGACCCGGTCTCACGAAGAGGTGATCTGGCTGGAGCAGCACCTCAAGCGTACTGTCCCTGAGTATGCGGAGTGGCTGGCCTCTATGACTTGATCAAAGATGTGGCTAGACTTCCCGTGGGCGCATATTTTGCGCCGCGCCCCGTGCGCAGCAAACCTACTTCTTGAGAGGTATCGGAGAAATGGGGGAGCTGCCAGAGCGAAAAGCGGCCCAGATACAAATGCACGATGTGGCCGTCATGATGTGCGTTGGCGCTTTCTGTAGACGGTAGGGCACTATCCCTACAGTTGCCCGCACAATCATTAGGCATGTAGAGAAAGAAAGTATTTTCTCGTGCGGCGTAGTGAAGAGTGCAATAGATGCATGAGTTATGGCCGGCAGCTGCCGGCCATAACTTTTTTATGGCCGTACAAAATCGTTGGGCGCGATGTTCAGATGAGGGTTGCCCGTTTCTTCACGCATCGGGCCGTGGCAGCTATGGAACTCGCCCGACAAGTTTGTCCTGGGCTTGTGCTTGTTGGTGCAATCCCAGTGGAACCCTGGATCAAACGCACCACTCAATCTGCGTCTTGCGCTCAAGACGCACATGTGCCCGTGATCGCCAGCGAGGCGACGAACGAAGCCATGCTTATCGTTTCCAGGAGCCTTGAACACCACGTTGCTATGGTCGAGGAATGCATCCGTGGCCTGAGAGTCTGGCTTGTAGCCATAGTTTTTAGCGAACCGATCGGAGCATCGCCTTATCGCGCTCTGACAATCAGTATCTCTTAGCAGTATCCCTTCCACCTCTCTAAGCATGGGGATAAGTTCGTCTCCCTTGAAGTTCTTAGGGGGAAGAAGTAACGGAGTCTTATTCGCTCGTTCGATCAGCTCCTTGCGGAGAGCTACGATAGCGCCGGTTAGACGTGCAGCCTCGGCGTAAAGTAACGGGACGAGCCTTTTAATTGATGAGTTCTCGGTAGTCTTGGACCAATCATCGGGCGTCCAAGTCACGCTCGACACAACGACGGCCGGGAAAAGTGGATTGATGAACTTGCGTTCAATAGGCTCGCCATTGCGTGAGATAGCAATGATCGCAAAAGAGGTGTCTCTTAGCTCATTGTTATGGTCGTCGCTTACCATATTGGCGAAGCGCTTGATGAAACTAAAAGCGTAGCTTTCTGTGTAACCTTTGGTGTAGGGGATTCCAAAAAATCGCACCCCATCCCGCTCACGCATGCGAGATTGCACCTGGTCGAAAAACCAGCCCTCTTGTATGCCGGCTAGTCCAATGATGTGGCGGGGAGCCATTAGGATTTAAGAAGGCGGTCAACAACATCTAAAGGGAGAGCTACGCGTTGTAGCTGATCGGGAGAAAGCGCCTCGATCATACGACTCAACAGGGAGTCCCCAGCATTTGCCGACTTCTTTGCTATGTTCGAAGCAAGTAGCTCGCTCTCAGCGACCCCACTATCCTTCGCCCATTTAGTGATCGCCTGAGCAACCAATCTTTGGTGCTCCTTGGGATCCTGATTGGCAGTGCGAGTTACGACCAGTGCAGGGCTTATCTTCTTGGTCGCCGCACTGATTGCCAGGTTGGCATCTACATCCTTAAACGCTACAGGTTCCAGAGATACGGTTCGCACCTGCCCTGGCTTGATAGGCCAGCTAAACGCAGCCCAGATAGCTTTGTTGTAACGCGGAATAGCTGGGCTATCGTCATTTTTTGGAGGGGACTGATCCAGAGCTTGGATGGCTACATTCGCTGCAGCACCAGCGTTACGAGGTGCAACGACAACAATGGTGGGATTCTCTGGAAGCGTCTTAACGATGAGGTTTTCATCGAGTTCTAAGCGAAGAGCGTCCACCATTTTGGTGCTGCCAAATGTGGCCGTTAGATCTACGCCTCCTGTACGGAGAAGCTGCCCTAGGCGCGATAGCAACAAAGGTGCGCCATTAGTTTCCCAATGGAGGGATACGATCGATAAGATCTTCTGTCGGACGTCCGGCGCTAGGATCGGTCGGGTGGCCATCGGATTTCCCTAGTTGACGTGGCACATATTGCCCTATGTCGGAGGCTGTTGCATCGCAGGTTAAAGAGGGCCAGTGCGACCAAGCGGTTGAAGGGCTTTTGTCTCGTTATGCCAACTCATCGCCATCGGCCTCATCTGTGGCCGCAGTCTCACCGGCGATCGCTTTGCTTTCAAGCTCTACGGAGGTCGTGTAGCCGTCATTCGGCGTGAGGCTGTGCGTCGCCTTCACCACGATCCAGTCGATGGCATCCACCTCTGGTTTCCAGCCGCGTGTGCGCGCCGGCATCTCGGGGTAGAGATCCGGGCGCCCGATGGCGATGTCGAGCGAGAATGTAGACGCGCCGCGCCGCACGCGGGCCAGCTCGGCCTCCGCGGCGCGCTGGGCGTCCTCCTGGTTGGCAAAGTCGCCGCGCAGGAATTTCACATGTCCTGTCTGCCCAGCCAGCACGGTGCGGCCGCGCCCTGCGCCCACGTCGTGCCAGCGCGCGCGGATCCCGGTGTAGGCGTCCCGGTCGGCTTCATGGAAGCGATGCCGATCACCATCGGCACGTTGCAAGACCAGCTGTTCGAGCGGTTTGCCGCTGACCGTCCGCGCGGCGCCGACGGGCATAAACAGCAGGTTGCCCGCCTTCACCGTGGCCACCGCATCCCACATTTTGCCCAGACGACGCAACAGCGCGACGTCGGATTCCGTCTGCGCCAGGTGCTCCACTGGCAGGCGGCCCAGGCTCGCCGCCACGCACGGCGTGAGCTGGTGTTCGCCCGCGATCACGCGCACCACATGTCCCACCGTGGTCTCGTTCCAACTGCGCTCCTTACGCGCACGTAGCTCCCGCGTCAGCTTCGCGCTGCGCGCAATGATGCTCACGGTGTCGGGCGTGCCGCTGTGTTCGATCTCGTCCACGTGGTAGGTGCCCTGCAACGACACGCCGAGCCCTTCAAAGCCGAGCATCACTCGCATCTCCACGCCGCGGCGCGGCAGAGCGATCTGCCCTCGGCTGTCGTCCAGGTTCAAGCTCACCGTATCCGCGTGATCCTGGCGGTGGGACTCCACGGTGAGCTGGATCAGATGCGGCATGATCCGCGCGGTGCGGTCCTTGCCATCAATGGTGATCTGGCAGGTAGGGCGCAGCAGCGGGTTGGTGGGCTGGACGATCATGCGGTAGCTCGGGCGCGTTCCTGCGCCTCCGGCGAGGGACCGCCGGCCAGGTCGTCGCTGCTTTCGTCGGCGGGCTCGTCATCGCTGCGGCACAGCGTAAGCGAGAAGGCCACTTTGCGTGGCGTGCCATCGCTGTGGATCGCGCTCTGCGTGGTTTGCAGGCTGTCGATGAAGTAGACGCCGTAGATGTGACCGGCGCCGTCGACCAGGACGTAGGCCCGTCCCTCGCTGCCCATGGTTTCCAACTGCGTGATGGAGGCGAGCGTGCCCGAGACCTCCGGCGCCACGACACCCGACAGCGTGAGCATTTCGGTACCAGGGCTCACGATCTGGTAGGCGTCACGCTTGCCCAGCCGCGCGTTTGCCGCATGCTTGAACTGCATCTGACGTTGCAGCTCTTCGTAAGCCGCAGTGCGCATGCCGAACACGAACGGCCCGAAGGCCATCAAGACCATCCCATCCATTCTCAATCCTCGTCGCTAAAGGCGGAGCGTGCGCGCACCTGCTTGCTGCGCTCGTGACGAGCCATGGCGTCCGCGACCTGCCGGCGCACTACGTCCGGATCGTTGCCGCGAGCGTCCACGTGCATCGTGACCTGGTCGCCCTGCATGACCACGGTCTTCGGTGGACGCACGCCTACCGGTGCGGTGGGGCTGACCAGGCTGGCTCCCTGGCCCGTCGCCTCGCCGCCGGCCAGGGGCGTGCGGGCGATGGCATCGGCGATCTTGCGGGCCTTCTCCTGGTCATCGCCGGTGATCCAGTCGATAGGCGTGGTGCCCGGTGGCGTCACCGGGCTGTTCTGCCCCAGGTGCCGAATGCGATCGATCAGCTCGCGGACCGCGCCGAGCTTCTCAGCGATCCAGTCGAGCGTCTTGCGCGCGGCGTTCTCCACGCTTTGCCACATCTCGGCGAACCAGGCCTTGACCGGCTCCCAATGGACCACCACCCAGCCCGCCGCGGTGCCGATGGCTTCGCCGAGGGCCACGAACATCTGCACGCCGAAGGTGACGGCCTGCACTACGCCGCGGATGGCGGCGCCGACCAGCTGCCCGAACGCCACGCCGGCCGCGCGGGCGCTGGCCATCTGCTCCTGGGTCGCCTGCATCGGCTCCAACAGCTGCGTGATCCAGCGCCACACGCTGACCAAGCACCCGACGATCACGTCGAACGCCGGCCTGAGCGGCGCGAGCGCGCGGCCGATGTCGGCGAACACCGGCCCCACCGCCTGGCCGATGCCTTCCCACACGCCGGCGAACCAGGCGGAGATCGGTTGCCAGTAGCGACGCACGGCGAGCGCCGCGACGATGACCACGCCGATCAGCGCGGCGACCGGCAGGCTCACGCCGGTGATCGCCAGCATCGCCGCACGGGCGCCGGTGGCGAGGGAAGGGAAGAGGCGGCCGAGCATCGGCAGGCGCGACAACAGCCCGCCTTCGCCGCCGAGTGCGCCGAGGCGAAGCCCGCCGAGTCGCATCGCGTAGCGCAGCAACGCGAACTGACCGAGCAGTCCGCCCAACGCCACCATGAGACTACCCACCGTCGCCAGCAGCACGCCCGCGCTTCCGGCGACTACCCCCATGCCCTTGGCCAGCATCGGGTGACGCTGCGACCAGGTGTTCACTGCGCGCAGCACGCCGACCAGCTTGCCGAGACCCGCCACGTACAGCGGCAGCAACTGCTCCCCCAACTCGCGATAGAGATCGGACTTGCGGGCCAGCAGTTCCGCTTCCTGGCCGGCGGCGTTCTGGCCGGCCAGGTTGTACAGCGCCTCCACGCCGTAGGCCTTCGGCGTCGCTGCCAGGTGCTTGGCGATGTTGGCGCGCTCCATGAACAGCGACGCGAACAGGTCGCCGCCCTTGCGGCCGGAGAACAGCGCGTTGATCTTGCTCACCACTTGCTGGTCGGAGAGTTGGCCGTCCGGATTGAGTTTCGGGATGACGCGCGTCATCAGGTACTCGAACGGGTTGGCGCGGTACAGGTCGCCCTCTTGGAGCGCGTCGGGCAGCAGCTTCTTGAGGTGGCCCGTCTTCTCGTGGACTTCAATGGCGCCCGGCTTGAGCAGGCCCAGCTGGAACAACTCGTCGGCGGACTGGCGCGTGGAGCGGCCGGCCGCCCAATTCTGGTAGGCGGTCGCCAGACCCGTACCGGCGCGGTGGCCGCCCATTTCCTGCACGGTGTGCAGCAGCCCGAAGAAGAACGACTGATCGTCCAGCTGCTTGGCGGCGACACCGCCGGTCTTGATCATGTTGAGCAGGTCTTCGGACTTCACCAGGCCGCCGGAGGCGACGTAAGCCTGCGTGGCGAAGTCCAGCACGCGCTTCAAACTTTCTGGGCTTTTGGCGGCGCCGCGCAGCTCGGCAACTTTAAGCAGGTCCATGAACATGGTCTCGGCGGTCTCGCCGTGGCCCTCGCCGTGCCCGCCCTGGGCCATCACCGTCTCGATGCCGAACTTCATCCGCGCCAGGTAGGGCGTGACCGCCTCCGCCTCGTGCATGTCGCGCAAGACGCTGTAGGACTCTTTCAGGAGCTTGAGCGTCTCGGTCGCACTCGTGCCCATGATGTCCTGCGCCCGGGCGAACTTCACCGCATCGGTCACCAAGGCATCACCGACACCCATGGCACGCAGCTGCGCGACCTGCGCCGTCCAGGCCTTCGCCTCGGTCACCGTAGGGCTGATCGCGTCCAGCAGGTGCTTGCCGGTCTCCCGGGTGGCATACCCGCCCACGGTCAGGTGCGCCGCCGTCGCCGAGCTGCGCTCGAAGCTCTGCCGCGCCGCAGCCATCTTCTGTTGCTGCTGGGTGAGCGCGCTGAGCTTTTTCTGCTGCTCGCCGAGCTGAGCGTTCGTCGCGGCGATGTCGTCGCGCAGGCGTCGCTCGTGGCTGGCCAGATCGCGCGTATGGATGCCGGCGGCGCCCAAGGCTTCGCGCACGGATTGCAGCCGGCGGACGTGGGCCTGGTACTGCGCGCCCAGCGCCACGGCCTGCCGCTTCGCCGCGGCGAACTCCCGGGTCTGCTGCCGGGTCGGGTTCGTGGTGCTGGCGAGGGCGCGGCCCAACTCGGTGGCGCGATGGCGCGCTGCCGAGAGCTGGGTGCCCAGGGCCTGGGTGCCCGCCTTGAGCTGGCGGAAGCCCTTCAAGTCGTCCTGCGCTCTCTGCAGGTCCTTGAGGCGCTGGCGGGTCTCGCGCAGCGCCTTGGACGTGGCGGCGGAACTGCCGGTGATGCCGCGCAAAGGCGCCGTCACCTTGTCGATCATGTTCAGCAACACACTGAGTTTCAGATCCACGCTAATCCTCGCCGCCGTTCCGCAACCGGGCGCGTTCGCGCCATTGCACCAACTCGCTCACGTCCATGCCGTCCATCGTCGGCGGTGGCCAATGGAAGACCACCGCAATGTCGGCCATGGCGTCTTCCACCGTTACGGGAAGCCCTCCCGCTTCGCCTTCGTCAACAAAAAAGAGGCCAGCTCCGAGCCGAACTGCGTGAGGTCCGCCGGATCGAGCTGACCGACCTCGTGCTTGGTGAGGGTCGGTACGGTGATGCGCGGCAGGACGATTTCCAGCGCGGCGATATCCATATGCAGCAGGTTCACCAACTGCGTGCCGCGCAGCTCGCCGGCCTTAGGCTTGCGCAGGCGCACTTCGGTGAAGGTCTGCTCGCCGCGACGAATCGGTTCGTCCAGCGTGATGACGGGCATGGTGGTGGTGTCATTCATGAGGAAATTCCTGGGAAGAGTGGGAAAGGGTTACCAGTGGCCCATGGCGGCGCGCTGCGCGGCCATGCGATCGACGCCATTGACGACCAGCTTGTTGGCCAGCATGTCGATCTCGATGACCGGCACGCCGTCGATGCTCAGGCGGTAGTAGGCGCACGACACGGAAAACTTGTGCTCGGTGTCGGCCTGCGATTTGGCGTCGCCCGGATCGAATTCCTTGTAGCGGCCGCGTACCGCCACTTCCACGGCGTTGTAGCCGCTGCTGCTGTCGGACTGGTACGCGCCGGCGAAGCGCAACTGCACCGCATCCACCGCGGTGGCGCCGTACTGTTCCAGCGCGCTGCGCAGGATGCCGCCGGCGGTAAAGGCCAGCTCGATCTTCTCCTGGCCGAGATCGATGTCGACGGGGCCGGCCATGCCGCCGGCGAGGTAATCCTCCATCTTGCGGGTGAGCTTGGGCAGCGTGACGCTCGGCACCAGGCCCAGCCAGGATTCGCCATTCTGGAAGAGGTCGAAGTTTTTCAGTTTGCTCGGGAGCTTCATGGTTCCGTTCCTTGCACCGATCAGGCGTTGTTGGTGGAGGTGATCGCCGCCTTGAGATCGGCGATGTACACGTCGGTGAAGGTCTGGCGCAGAGTGAGGTCTTCCAGCGGCGGCACCGGCGTGTAGTCATAGTTGAGTGCGAGCTTGCCGGCCTGCATGTCGGCCGTTTCATTCAACGACGGGTCGAACCAGCAGCGGCCGCCGAGCAGGGCGCCCTGCCGGGTGAGCGCGCGCAGCTTGGCGTTGATCGCGTCGATCAGGTCGCGGACGAGGCTCGCGTGCATGGCTTTGTCGCTGTACTCGAACACGCCTTCGCCGATGGTGTCGGCCACCACCTGGGCGGTGCGCGTGTAGGACTCGAACACGTACGTGCTGGTGTCGCAGGTGCGCGAGCCCCAGAAGCGGAAGCCGTTGCGCTTGACCAAGGTCGTAATGCCCGCTTCGTTGAGCAGGTCCGCATCCGTGCCCTCGGTGAGGTAGTCGAAGTAGACGTCAGCGCTGATGCCCATCACGCCATCGACGGGGATGTTGGAGAGCACGCGGTGCCAGCCGGCGACCTGATCGGTTTTGGCACGCAGGCCCAGTGCCATGGCGACCGTCAGCGCCTTGGCTTCGCGGTTGGCGACGGTGTCCCAGGTGGTGAAATCCGGCCACAGCAGCATCAGCTCGCGCGCGCCGAAGCCTTCGCGGTAGGTCTTGGCATCGGCGAGGGTGGCGCAGTCGTCGCAGGTGGCGTAGGCGAAGGCCTTCAGCCGCTTGGCGACCGTGACCAATGCGTCGGCCACCGGTTTGGTATCGAGGCCCGGCGCGCCCAGGATGCGCGGACGTACGCCGGTGCGCGCTTCCGCGGTGAGCAACGCCTGCAGGCCGGTGTAGCGGCCTTCCGCATTGACGGTACCCACCGCGTTGGAGGTGGTGGCCGCGGGGTCCACGCCTTCGGCGACACGGACGACCACGACCGGGCAGGTCACGATGTCGGCGATGGCTCGGAGCGCCCGGGCGAGGGTGCCCTTGGTGCCGGCCTTGGCGAGGCCGGCCTTGGGCTGCGTGAGCAGGACCGGCGTGTCCAGCGGGAAGGCGGCCGCGTCGGCATCCGAGGCGGTGGCGACGAAGCCGATGGTGGCGGTGGAGACGGTCTTAAGCGCGTACGGGGCATCGCTGGCTTCCTGGATGCGCGCGCCGTGGTGGTAGGCGGTGGACATGGGTTAGGCCTCGGGAGTGGCGGGGATGGTGTCGGTCGGTGCCGGGGCGTCCGGCCAGACCACGGTGTGCGGAAAGTCCGGCTGCTGCGGCACATCGCGCAGCGCCTGGGCATAGGTCGCCAGCGCCGACGCCTCGGCATCGGTCAGCGTGGTCGGCTGGGCATAGGTGGTTTGCAGCACGTGCCGCTGCAGGGCATCGGTGACCGGGGCGAGCAAGGTATCGCGCTGGGCGCGCAGGCGTGCGGCGATCTGCTCCGCGGTGGGCGGCGGTGGATCCGCGAGGGTGGGCGCGCCGTCGTGGACGACGATCCGTTTGCCGTGGCTCTGGCCGTCCAGCAGCACGCGATAGGCGTCTTCGCTCAAGACGACCAGATCATTAGCTGGCGGCAGCGTGCAGTCCGGATTGGCCTGCTCGATCAGCGGGCCATCGGCGAGCGTTTGGCCATCGCTCGGCGTCCAGTCGGGATCGCGCACCAGCACCGTGCGTGGGCCATGCACGGCGTCGCAGTAGAAGCCGCCATGCACGATGTCGTAGAAGTAGGCCATTCAGTACCCCAGGGCGAAGAAGGTCAGCCCACACCAGCGATTGGCGTTGGCGCCGCCGGGGTACTGGATGTAGGAGGTGAAGTGCGTGCGATCCCAGCCCGTCAGCTGGGCGGTGTTGTCGTACTGTTGCCAGAGCGCACCGCCGACGTTGGTGTTGTAGTCGGTGAGCTGCACGCAAAGGCAGCCGTTCGGAAAGGCCATGGGAAAGCCAAGTGATGGGCCGGTGCCTTCGTTCCACGGCACATCGGAGAGATACGTCCCCCACTGCACCATGAAGCCGTTGGGGAACTTCATCCAGCCGTTGCCCTGGGCGGCGAATGAGATTTGCCCGCTGTGCCACACGGGATTGCCCACCACGCGCAGGTCTTCCACCCAGGTGGTGCCGTCGAGTGCGGCGTCGCGGATGCGGTCGTGCAGCACCCGCCGCGCGGGACCCATCGTCCAGCCGCCCCACTTGAGCACGTTGTCGGTGTCGAGCCCCAGAAATCCACCGGCGACGCTTTCGCGTAGGAAGGCCATCACCGCCGAGGCGGAGGCATTGCCGCCGTTGGCGACGAGTAGGGGCGGCGAGCCTTCGAGGCCCGTGCCGGAGATACCGTCAATCGACGGCATGAGACCGTTGGTCAGCCGCGTGCCGACGGACGTGTTGCTCGCGCCGATGCGTGCGAGGGCGTAGCCGGTGCCGCCGTTCAACGCCAAAGTGCCGTCGTTCTTCAGGGTGGCGTACGCGCCGCCGGCCGCGCCGATCTGTACCGCGCCACCGGCGGCCACGACGGAACCCTGAAACACCGGGCTCTGCGTCGGCGCCTTGGCATCGAGCGCGGTTTGCAGGTTCGTCACGTCGCCGATGGCGTGCGTGTGCGCCGACGGCGCAAAGGTAGTGGGCTTGGCGGTGACCTCGCTCCAGGCCGGCCAGCGCTGGGTCTGCATGGGCGGGTTGTTGATGTCCGACCAGGCGTGCGAGTGCGGCGCCGGGGTGAAAGTGTCGGGCTTGGCCGTCACCTCCGACCAGGCCGGCCAGCGGGTCGCCTGGGCCGGCGGGTTGGTGATCTCCGACCACGGGTGCGCGTGCGCGCTCGGCGTGAACGTGGTCGGCTTGTCGGTGAGGTTGGCCCAGGCGCGGTAGTAGTCGCCGTGCTGGCCGTCGAGCGTGTCGGCGTCCAAGCCGTTGCCGGCGCCGTCGTCTTTCAGGGCGGCGCTCTTGAGGCCCAACTCCCCGCGGAAGGCCGCGGCCGTGGTCAGTCCCAGCAGCTTCTTGACGAACGCAGTGGGCGCAGCGGCGCCGAGGCGAGCGTTCAGCGCGGCGAGCAGCGACTTCGGCGTGACGACGCGCTGCGTATCGGTGCCGGCGGTCGCGTCGTCCTCGCCGGCCAGCTTCACCACGCCCAGCGTGTCGAGGGTGGCTGCCGGGTTATTGAACGTGGTGTCGCCGAAGGTGATCTGCGCAGCGTCCGCGTCGGTGAACTGCACGTCGGTGGCCAGCAGTAGGGTGGACTGCGCGGACTTCTCCACGATCACATTGGCCTGGCCGTAAGAGCCGAACAGCGTGCCGTCGTCCAGGTACCAGCCGAAGCCGCGCACCGTGTAGATGTCCGTGCTCGCATCCGTCACCGTGACGTGGACGGTGTCTTTCGCGGTGGCGCCGCCGGCCACCGCCGCCAGGCGCTTGATCTCGTTCGGTAGCGACTGGCCCGGCACGAAGGCCGTGGCCGTCAGCCCGACGCGGGCGATGCGTACGGCCCGAGTGCCATCGGTTTGGGCGTTGACCAGCACTGCGCGGCCGGCGGGCGTGATCGTGAGAGTGAGGGCCATCTCAGGCGGCTCCGGTGAATTGCAGATGCGCATAGGCGACAGGCCGGGCCGCGGCGGCGACGCCGAGTCGGCCACGGGCCTGCAAGCCCTGGGTGAAGGTGAAGTGCGACCGGGCCGGCTTGGTGCGGCGAATCTCGGCGATGACGTCGTCCACGTAGGCGGCGCTGGCTTCGGCGCCGTCGTCGCCCGTCAGCGTCAGCACCACGTCGAAGGTGTGCGGCACGCCCTTGGGCTCGGTTTGCCACCACTCCCGAATGCTGATCGCACCGCCGAAGGCGGCAGCGACATCGCGCACGGACTGTGACGTGCCCTTGCGGCGCGCGATGTCGATGGCCTGGCGCACGCGGTTGCGCTTGACCGTGTCGGACCAATAGCTCTTCCAGCTATCGAGGCTTAGCGACCAGGCCAACCATGGCAGCAGCTCGCCGCTGATGGTGTCGGCGTTCCAGAGCGTGCGCAGCGGCACCGGCACGTCCAGCGCGTTCAGCGTGACATGTTCGAGGGTGCGTTCCAGCGGCGTGCTATTGGGCGGCAGGAGGCTATCCACCGATGCCCCCATAGGCCAGTTCCACGCCGGTGCAGTGCGCCGCTTGGGTGGGGCCGATCACCAGCGTAGTGCGCGGTTCTTCAAGCTCCACGTTCTGGATGCCGGCCACCTGCAAGGCGGCATAGAGCCCGGACAGCGTGATATCCCGGTCCAGGCGCTTGGCCTCGGCAAGGTACGTATCGAGGCTCGCGCGCGACGCGGCGCGGACGATATCGGCATCCGGGCCGGCGTAGGTCCACAGGGTGGCGCGGACCTGGAAGGGCACGATGTCGGCCGACTGCACGGTCACGAAATCGGTGAGCGGCCGCACGTTGTCGGCGCTCACGTTGTCGGCCACGGCGGCGAGCAGGGCGGGGTCGGCCTGGCCGTTGCCCTGACGCGACAACACCGACACGATCACCTCACCGGGCCAGCGCGCGGCGGCCAGAGCCGCCTGCATGTCGGCGACCAAGGCCGGCGTCGCATCGTGGCGGGCCAGGACGTCGGCCACCACCGCGCGGATGTCGTCCGGCTGCGGGCTGATCGCGCTGGCGTCGAGCACGTCGCCCGACGCGCTGCGTGCGTGAAAAACGTACGCCGCCTCGGGACCGGCCACCGAGAACGAGGCCGGTGCGAGGGTGATGCGCTCACGCAGGGCGTCGTCGGATTCCATCACGGCGGGGATGGCCAGCGTCGGCTTCGCGGGACTCAGCGTGAGTCGTTCGACGCCGTACCAGGCGCCGATGTGGTCGAGGTCCGCGCCCAGGGCCGTCGCCAGGAAGTTAGCCCGCGCGGCATCGTTGACGCGCTGACGCAGGCCCAGCGCCACATAGGCGACGGTCTGCAGGATCTTTACGACCGGCTCGGACTCGCGGCTCAGGTCGATATCGGGCAGGGAGGCGTCGCGTTTCTGCTGTTGCTGCCACAGCGCGGCGAACTGCTCTTTGGCTTTCGCTAGGACCGTTTCGTAGTGGAGCGGTTCGACCACATCGGGCGGTGGCAGGCGGTCGAGCTGGATGGCGCTGGTCATGCCGTAGCGCCTCGGGTCAAAGGCACGCTCAGCGACACGGCGGCGCCCGTGGCGAGGCGGCCGCCGATGTCGAGGGCGAACTTCCCCTGCAGGCCGTCGATGGCCGTCAGCGCGACGCGCTGCACGGTAAGGCGCTTCTCCCAGCGCATGAGCGCGGTGGCGGTGGCGGCGAACAGACGCACGCGCGTGGCCGCGTTGGCCGGCGCATCGAGGAGGTCGAAGACGCGACTGCCGTAGGTGCGGCGCGCTAGGCGGCTGCCCAGCGGCGTGGTCAGGATGTCCGCGACGGATTGGGCGATGTGGTCGATCTCCGGCAGCGCGGCGCCGGTGGTGCGTGACATGCCGGTCATGGCTGCGGCTTGCCCGACATGCCTGACCCTGGCTGCACCTGGTCGTGCGGATGGCTGCGCAGGCTGATATCGCCAGCCTTCACGTCCGTGTCGGTGGTGATGTCCTGCGCGGTATGCAGCGTCGCGTCGAAGGTCGCCGCCTGGGTAACGTGGAAAGCGCCGTCGATATCCATATCGCCGACCAGGTGGAAGCCACCGGGCGCCGTCAGCTCCACGCGGCCGCCAGCTGGAAGCACGCCCTTGAGCAGATGCGTAGCGTGGTCGTACAGAAACACGGCGCCATCACCGAAGGCGATCACCACGTTGTCGGAGGTGGCGCCATCAGGTATGGCGAAGGTGTCGTAGAAGATGCCCGTCAAGGCGACGGCGGCGCCGAGGTTGCCCCCGGGAGAAAGCACGAGTACCTGCTCGCCGGGGGTGGGCGGTGACCAGGTGCGCGTGGCGCCGGCACGTGGAGCAAGCCATGGAATGGGCTTGGTGGCTAGGCCGCCCACCGACACCACTACGCGCGCGCTTGCCACATCGACGGTGGCGATGGTGCCGTAGCGGATCAGGTTGATGAGTTGCGTGGGGTCCTCGTGCATGCGTTGCATGCTGCGGAAGGACGGCGCGCAAGGCACGTAGGGACTGTTCTGTGATGAGGAGTTCAGAACGTTGGCTGACGCAGCCGCGCTGACAAAGGTTTCTGGTAGTTGCCGAGCATTCTCGGATACGGCCTGGGATGGCCGATGGCCTCTTGCCCGCTGTTAGCCCGTAGAGGCTAAGAGGGCCATTCAGATCTAGTCCGTTGGAGGGATTTGTTTGCTGGCAAAGCCGGCTGGCTATACTGGTTGGGCGGAGATTGCTTAACGCTATGGCGTTGAGCTGTCCCCGATTAACAGGCGCCGTATGAAGAACCCGGCCCAAAGGGTCGAATGTCTAACAGCTATGGCCGATAACATGACCTACCATCACGTCATTGCAAAAGTGGGCTCAGGAGATAAATTCCGGTGCCTATTCTCGGATATATCTGCGGCTGATCTGCGGAAAAAATTCATCTTGCCGTACGAGCGTGGTACGGGGTTTTTCTGCGGAAGTGATCTCATTTCACCGGCTGAAATCCGTTCGCTAAAGATTGTAAGGACCAACAATCCGGACGAGGTCGAGCGGGCGGAAATTAACCGTGCCGATCAAGCCAGGATAGATGAATTCAATCGCACGAGCGGTGGCCTCACTATTATAGGTTTCGGGGGTGGCTATGAGCCTGAGGACATTGAGGGCGCTGGTGAAGATGTGACGCACGTGCTTATCAAGGGGCCGCCTGGCTTTAAGGCTGGCCGTTGGGCGCCGTCTAAGAAAGTCATGGGATGGTTTTTTGGAATCCTCGCCTCCGTGGTCGCCGCTGGTGCAGCGAAATGGTTGGGATGGGTGTAAAGCCGTCAATAGTGAGTCGTGTCGGAGGAACTTTGTTCTGACAGGGCAGCGAAATAGGAGGGGGGATGCCAATCGAACTTCACGATGGTTGCGTCAAGCAGCTGATCAAGCTCGTTGAACAGGCGTTAGTCGAGACGACGTGTTCCTATAACGCCATCATCGACTATCCGCAGCCAGAGGTGTGGAGTGCCCTGGATAAAGTTCTTCCAGCAGATAAGTCTCGTCAACTGGAGGGGTATATCAACCATGCCCCAGTTGCTACGTTCCTCAAGTCTGTAGTCCAGCGAGACTTAAACGATTGGGCAAAGTACGACGGCGACGCTAGGAACGTACCGCTCACGAGCCTTTATGGTGGGGATGTCTCTGAGCTGGCTGTGAGCTACGTCACCGAGCTTCGCGCAATGCCCGTGCGATGCGTGTTCACCTACACGCTCCCGAAGTCTATTGCTCAGTACCTTGACCCAAAGGAGGTGATCAATATTAGTGATGGCGTCGTAGTAACCTTTGGAACGGATGATGTAGTTAAAACATTTCCGATGGATGCGGTTGGTGGAAGTGCTTTAAGCTCTCTCTTGGGGTTCTCGTCTCGCATGGATTCAGAGACATGCTATCTACAAATTTTTATTGATGGATTTGTGGATAGGTACACACCGACAGCGGCGTCTATGGGGGCAAGCGCTTTATGCCGATCGATACTAGGTCTGGGATCTGCGCATCGCGCATGGCGTGTCGGACCTGAGTGGATGGGTGAAAAGTTTTCTTCACCAGGCTTCGTGCATGCGTTGAGTGGCAATGAATGGAAGTACGTATCGCAAGTCTCCCTTGATAGAACCGTGGCGCGTGCCATTGAAAGGCTTCAGTTCGATTTCCTCGATGGGCACATAGCTAACGCGGATCAGGCGCGTAGCTGGCTGGCTACCAACCTGAAGGCGATAGCACTTATTCTGCGGACAAAGAAGAATGAGCTCATTCTTCGGGGCAGTCAGTGGTACTTCGATAGTTTTGCTAGCGAAAATGTTCTTGATGCGTACATCCGAGCGACTGTTGCGGTGGAGATTATGCTCGGGGAAGAAGATGGCCAGGATGGGATTGGGCTCACGACGATGCTCGCCAACCGCTGTGCATACCTCATAAGTAACAATCATGATGAGCGCGAAAATTTTCTCGACGATTTTCGAGAAATATATAAGCTTCGATCAAAGATTGTTCATACCGGATTCGATCGTCTCATGCAGCGCGAGCAGGACATGCTATATAAGCTTCAGTGGATATGCCTTCGCATTATTCAAAAGGAAAGTAAGTTGCTTGTGAGCTAAGGGCGTCTGCGAGGGCGTTTTTGGCATCGTCACACTTCGCTACACCGTCATCGCCATAGGTGCTGTAGTAGTAGGTCGCGCACACATTCTCTGTCGATGCTGGTGAAGCCAAGAAGTGCGCGCCGCGCATAGCGAATCTCGGTAGCATTCGGTGCGGCGCGATCATTCAGGCCTTCTTGGTGGATGCGTGCAATGCGCGCCGCCTGGCCTGAGAAGCCCACCTCGGCGGCATCGGGTGTGCCGGCGATACGCAGCCACCGCGCGGTGCGAAGCTTGGTGAACATCGCCGCGCGCCGCCGGATGGTCCCGCGCCGATCACGCAGCCGCGGCTTGCGTGGCACGAAGGACGAGCCCTCCGCATCGTGCTGCGAGGCGATGCGCTGCTGTTGGGATCGGCGCAGTTCCCGCGCGATGGTGACGGCGAGGGTGCGCCGCGTAGGCGCGTCCAACTTGGCCAGCAGCGCGCCGGCCCATTCGTCCAATTGGCGTAGCGGATCGCTGCTCACCACAACGCCGACGGATCGGCGGGTGGAGGCGCCGGATGCTCGAAGCCCTCGCCGCGGCGCATCACCGGCTCAGTGATATCCAGCTGGAACTGCACATCGGCCAGCTCCGTCGTCATCAATTCGGCCTCGAACCGCACGCCGTTGCGTCGGCTTTCGGCGCTAAGCAGCAAATCCGGTTGCTCGGCAGCGAGCCAGCGCAACACGGTGGCCGTGAGTGCGTCCATGTCGCCCGCGAAATCCTGCACGATCACCGTCAGCTGGTAAGCGTATTCCCAACTCTCACCCGGTTCACCGGTAGCCACCACCGAGCCACGCTCGGCGAAGATCAGCAGTTTCTGCGGGTCGAGGGCGAGATCGGGCAGTCCGCGGATCAGCGCCTCGCGCAGGCGGCCGGGTTTATTCATCCAACGCGGCCTCGCGATAAGGCGGCATCTGCAAACGATCGATCAGCGCATTGAGCTGTTCGCGGATGGCGTGGCAGGTACCGTAGTTGCCGGCGATGACCACGGCGGCGTCAGAGGCTGTAACGCCGGAGGCCTGCGCATCAGCAGCGCCGGGAGGGCCGGGCAGGTCGGCCGCGGCGGCGGCGTCGTGCAGGCGGACAAAGCCGACAGGGAGAGGAAAAGCAGCATCGGTGCGGGGCGTGACATAGCGGGGCGTCTCGCGCTGGATAGTGTGGATGACCTGGCGAACCACGCGCTCGCGGTCCACGTACTGGGTAATGACATGAACATCCGCGCGCGCCGCGCTAGTCTCGAAGCCGGCGATGACCGCTTGTATTTGTGCCTTGGCTACATCGTCGGCCAGTCGTTGGATGTGGTCTTGCTGCCAGCGCATTACGCCAGCGGCCAGGGCGAGCAGGGCAAGCAGGACGATGAGGAGATAACGCATGGCCTACGTCCCCACCCGGTTCGTGATCCAGCCGAACACGAAGCGTCGCTGCGAAGGGTTCCCTTCGGTAATGTCGAGGTAGCGTGTGCCCTGGGAGCTATGGATGCCCTTGAGCAAGGCGGCAGCGCCCATCGGGCCACGCCAGCGCAGGAAAGTCCGTAGCGCATCGAGCGTCTTGTTGCCCGCCTGGCCGTCGACCACCAGCTCCGCGTAGCGCGTGCCGGTGTCGTTGAACGCATTGAGCCAGCGTTGCAGGAAACGGGCGGCGACCGCCGGTCCCATGTTGACGCCGATGTCCACTAGCGTGGCGCCAATCTCCGGATCGATGGCGACCACCTCGCCGAAGCGAGGCGCATCCACGTACTGCGTGCGGTAGATCGCGCGGGCGGTCGCTTCGGGCAATGTCGCCATCGGGCCGATGTAGCCGTGGGCGCGCGCCGTGGCGACGGTGATGCCCCACCGGGTCTCGCCGCCGCGGTCGGCCGGGTCGTGGACGTAGCCACCTTCCACGTCGATCAGGTCCGACAGCAGGCGCTCGATGCGCTGTTCGGCGAGCGCGATCACCGGCGCACCCGACGATGTACGGCGCGCGCGGCGTCCCGCATGGCGCGGAGGGTATGCGCCAGGTCGCCACGGTGCCCGGTGAGCAGCACGGCCAGCGCGGCACATCCGAGCGCTTCCAGCGGCCCCGGCGGCGGTCGCACGCCGCATAGGAGCTTCACCGCCGTCATCAGACAACCGACCACCAGCAGCCAGGCCAACCAGGCTACACCGCGGCGATGAGGCGAGCCGCCGCGGCGGTACATCGCCAACTGCCAGGCGATGACCAGGCACGCGATCAGCTGGATCAGCGGCCAGGCGTTTGGGGTAATGAGCTGGGACATGGGTCAGGCTCCGCGCTTGGTGAACAGGGAGGAGAGATCGAGGGTCTTCACCCGCTCGATGGCTTGGGTGGCGACCGTCACCGCGACGGCGCCACCGAGGAAGCCGGCCAGGCCGTTGCTTTGCAGCGGCAGCAGGCCGCGCAGCTCCGGCGCGCCGAAGTAGCCCGCAGCGGTGCTCACCAACAGATAGACGGCGCGGTGCAGCGGCGGCAGGTCCCGCGCACTGGTGACGTACAGCGTGCCGCCGGCCAGCGCGCCCACGAGGGCGTCGCCGTCGATGCCGGGAAGCAGCGCGGTGGTGGCAGCCGTGGCGGTGACCGCGGCGGCAAGGAGATAGGTGCTGGCCGGTTCGGTCATGCTCAGTCCCATAGCTGTTGGGTAGGAAGGATGGGTGTCGCTGTGGCGGGCGAGCGTTCGGGCAGGTGCACGACGGTGCCGGTCGGGAGGACGTGGCCGAGGTCGGCCAGGTCACGATTGCGTTCGAGCACGGCTTCCACCACGCCCGTGGTGGCGCCCAGCTCCCGCCAGCACAGCGCGTCCACCGTGTCGCCTTGGAGCGAGCGCACCGCGGGCACTAGATCAGCTCCACGACGTTGCGCGCGCGGCCCAGGATGTCGGCCAGCGCCCATTGCGCGTTGCGCCGGAACTCGTCGGCCGCCGTGGTCTCCGATTCGGCGCGATGATCGCCCGCGCGGGTGGTGTCCCAATCGCGGTAGTGCTCGGCGAGGTCCGCCTGCACGCTGCAGGCGACGGCGCGGAGGTAGCGCTGCACGAGGACCGACTTGTCGTCGATGGTCTCGTCCATGTCCGCGGCCGACACCCAACCCTGTGCAATCTTCGTGGCGCGAAACGCGGCGAGCTGGGGATTGATGAACAGAACCGCGGCGATAGCGGCGGTGCGCAGGCGCGCCGCCGTGACGTTGCCGGTGAGGCGGGTAGAGGCGCGCAGGGCGCCGAGGTCGATATCGGGCCAGAAACCGTCGTTGCGGATCGGCGGGCCGTCGTCGGAGGGAGGGGTGGCGGCCGTGCCGCCGTTGCCAGTCAGGGTGCCCATAGGGGTCTCTTCAAATGCGGCGGTGGACGGGTGGGTCAGTGTTCGCCCGTGGGCGACCCTCGCCACCCGTGCCGCCGCGGCGCCAGGGGGAGGCTCAGGGGCCGCCTTGCGGCGGCGGTTCGGTGGCGGCGCTATCGCCGGGAAGGTGGCGCAGCCGGCGTTCCAGCTGCTCGATGTCTTTCTTGGCGCCGACCTTGTCGTGCAGTTCCACCGCGCGGCGCAGGTACACCAGGGCCTCGCCGGGTTCGGTCTCGGCGAGCAGGCGGCCGAGGGCGAAGTGCAGCTTGGCGCGCACCTGGTCGGGCATGTCGTAGGGCGCGGTGATGTCCATCACCTCGCGCAGCACGGCCACGTCGAAGGGCTTGCCGGTCGTGTGGGCCTTGAGCGCCTGCTCAGCCGGCTCCTCCGCCACCAGCGTGGCGGTGGTGCGCTGGAAGCGGTCGGGCATCGATAGGTTGTGCGTCAGCACGTAGCGGGCAATCGGCAGCGCACCGGCGAAGTCGCCCACATCGATACGCCAGCACAGGACGTAGCCGAGCACGTCGTCCTGCACGCCCTGGCCGCCGGCCAGTACGCCGTCCACATAGGCTTCGTAGTCGGGCAGCAGTTCGCGCTTGGCCTCGATCTTTCGCTCCACCGATTGCAGGAGCTTCAAGCGGCGACGGTCGGTGTCGAGCTTCGCGCGGATCAGGGCATGGGCGTGGGAGGTGGCGCTGTCCACCGCCGCCCCCGGCGCCGCTTTCGCGGTCGCCTGGGCGGCCTGCACGCGCATTAGATGTTCCATGGCAGGTGAGGGCATCGTGGCGGGCCTTACGGGGCCTGGGTCCAGTTGCCGAGCACGACGTTCTCGATCAGCACCGCGCCACGCAGGCGCTCGATCACATAGGCGTCGTTGCTCGACTGGTAGTCGGCGATACGGTCGTATTCCGGCTCGTCCTTGAGCAGGCGACGGCGGCCACCGGTCTGGTAGTAGATCGACAGATTGTCCGGTCGGCTGATCAACAGCGACGTGCCCGGGAAGTACGGCAGGCCCAACGCGGTCAGGCCGCCCATCAGCTTCTGGCTCACCAGCACCTGGGTAGCCAACTCGTCGGTGGCGCGCTGTTCTTGGTTGATCTTGGGGAAGTACTTGTCGTGCAGCAGCTTGCGGTTCACGTGCACGCGCAGGCCCGTGTCTTCCTGAAACCACGGCGCCAGAATCTGGATCGCGTCGTACACCAGGGCATCCAGGTTGGCGTAATGGCCGCCGGGGCCGATGCGGACCTCACCGGCGCCCGCCTTGCCTTCCTTCATCACCTGCGCCGGCGCCTGCTCGCGCAGCACCTGCAGCCAGCCCTTGTTGACGTCCTGCAGCAGCGGGTTCTTGTCGATGTCGGTATCCGCGGCCACGCTCGTGCCGTTCCAGCCGATCATCAGGCGATCCAGCGCCTGCTGCTGGACCAGCTCGCCGGCCACGCGCGGCTGGAAGTCCGGGAAATGCGCCCAGGCGTCCAGGGTGGCGTAGCGGATGGAGGTATCGAAGTTGGTCTGGAAGCACTCGTAGGGCTTGGCGTCCAGGTCGTGCATTTCGCGCGGATTGCGTCGCTTGCCGCCGCTGGTGTTCGTGCGGCTGGCCGACGGCCCCTTGATGCCGAGACCCAGCTTCTCGCCGATCCGCTCGGTCACCGGCTGGACGTTGACCAGGCGCAGGTAGTCGCTGGACTCCTGAATGCGGTTCTCCATGGTCTGCTGCACGGAGGGCTGCACATCGAATTTCTCGGTGGCGCTCGGTACGTCGTTGAGCTTGGCGATCTGTGCGGCCAGGGCGTTGAAGGCCAAGCGGGTGTGTTTCTTCATGGGTGTCCTTTAGCGGTGTGGAAGGCGCGGGGCGACGATCAGAACTCGGTCAGCATCAGGCCGGGACCGTTGGCCTGGGGGCGATTGGCGGCCGGCGCGGGCGTGGTGTGGAACTTCTGTTCGATGGCATCCAGGCGCTGGGTGAGTTCGTCCACGCGCTGCGTGTGCTTCGCCACCGTGGCGTCTACGGTCTGGAACATCTGCGCGGTCTGCGTGCTCTGTGTTTCGCCGTGCTCGGCCACTTCTTCGATGGCGGCGGCCAGGTCCGTGAAGCGGGCGTCGTCGGACGCGTCTTTGCGGCGGAACATCTCGCGCACCTTCGCCAGCACGCTCGGCTTGGGCGCGTCCTCGGCGGTGAACTCAATCACCGTCTCGGTCGCTTCGCCGAACACGTTATCGGGGTGTTGCTTGCGCGCCGTGAGCGGACTGGACTCCGGATGCTGGGCGGTGAACTTGAGCATTTCCGTGCCCAGGCTCGCGGGTGTATCGGTGACCGCGAGGCCGACCAGGTAGGCGCGCCCGGTGTCGGCGAACTTCGGCGACACCTCTGCGCTGGTGAACACCTTCTGCATGGAGCCGACCAGCTTCACCAGGTCATCGCTCGGCGTGATGGTGGCGAACAGCTCCAGCTTGCCGGTGGCGTTTTCCGCCGCGTCCAGTGCATCCACGAAGCCGTAGTTCTTGAAGGGGCTGTCGGGCAGGGCGCTGCGGATATGTTCGATATTGATGCCGGCGCGGTACCTCGCCGGATCGTAGGTGGCGGCCATGTCCCTGATCCAACCGCGTTCGACCACGCGGCCATCGACGGTGGCGCCTTCGGTGAAGATGCGGAACTTCTTGGATTTCTTAGCGGGTGCGGGCATGCGTGGGCCTCGATGCGAAGGGAGGTGAGTCGGTAGGCGGCCAGCATCGGGACGCACGCAGAGCGCGGCAACGCGCGCTTGTTCTGCATGGCATGCAGCAGAACGAAGGCAGCGCGAAGCACTGACGGGGCATCCCTACGCTGTCGCGCATGCTCATACCGACGATGGATCCCCGACGACACGCGCGCAGCCTGTTCTTTCAAGGCTGGGGTGTGACTGAGATTGCGCAGCACCTGGTGCTGCCCCGCGCCACGGTGGAATCGTGGAAGCAACGCGACGAGTGGGCGTCCGCACGCTCCATTGATCGCGTGGAAATGCAGCTGGACGTGCGCCTGTGCCAGCTCATCATGAAAGAGCCCAAGAGTGGCGGCGACTACAAGGAGATCGATCTACTCACACGGCAGATTGAGCGCCTGGCGCGGGTGCGCCGCTACGAAGCGCCAGGTGGGCACGAAGGCGACCTCAACCCCGCGGTGGCCAACCGCAACTCCAAGGCGCGGCGCAAGCCGGTGCGCAACGAGTACAGCCCGGAGCAAGCCGCACGGCTACGGGAAGCTTTTCTGGATTCGTTGTTCGCTTACCAGCGCACCTGGCACGAACAAGGCCTGGAAAGGCGCATCCGTAACATCCTCAAATCGCGCCAGATTGGCGCGACTTGGTACTTCGCTCGCGAAGCCCTGGTCGATGCGATGGAGACGGGGAGGAACCAGATTTTCCTGTCGGCGAGCCGCGCGCAGGCGGACGTGTTCCGGCAGTACCTGACGCAGTTCGCCAAGGATGCGGCCGAGATCGAGTTGAAGGGCGATCCGCTCATCCTGCCCAATGACGCCACGCTGTACTTCCTGGGCACGAACTCGCGCACGGCGCAGAGCTATCACGGCAATCTGTACTTCGACGAATACTTCTGGGTCCATAGCTTCCAGACGCTGCGCAAGGTGGCGTCGGGCATGTCCAGCCATAAGAAGTGGCGGCAGACCTATTTCTCGACGCCGTCGTCGCTCAGCCACGACGCCTATCCGTTCTGGTCGGGTGCGCAGTTCAACAAGGGGCGCGCCAAGGCCGACCGCGTCGATATCGATATCTCGCACGCGGCCCTCGCCGCGGGTCTGTTCTGCGCAGACGGGCAGTGGCGTCAAATCGTCTCGGTGATCGACGCGCTGGCCGGCGGCTGCGACCTGTTCGACATCGACCAGCTGCGGCTGGAATACGGCGACGACGAGTTCCAGCAGCTGTTCATGTGCGCGTTTATTGACGACAGCGCGTCGGTGTTCCCGTTCAACCTGGTCAAGCGCTGCATGGTGGACAGCTGGGATGCGTGGGACGACTTCCGCGTCTACGCGCCGCGGCCGGTCGGCGATGCCGAAGTGTCCATTGGCTTCGATCCGTCGAAGGGCGCGACGGGCGGTGACCCCTCCGGCTGCACCGTCAATGCGCTGCCCACGCGGCAGCGGGATACGTTCCGCGTATTGGAGAAGTTCCAATGGCCCGGCCAGGACTTCGATGCCCAGGCCGGCAACATCAAGGGGCTGTGCGACCGCTACCGCGTGGCGGACATCGCCATCGACACCACCGGTATGGGGACGGGCGTCTACCAGCTGGTGAAGCAGTTCTTCCCCATGGCGCGGGCGATCCAGTACTCCCCGGAAACCAAGGCGCAAATGGTCATGAAGACCCAGGACGTCATGGGCAAGGGCCGCTTGGAGTGGGATGCCGGTTGGACCGATCTCGCCGCGGCCTTCATGGCCATCCGCAAAACCATGACGGCCAGCGGCCGCCACGTGACCTATGACGCCAGCCGCTCGGCGGACGTGGGTCATGCGGATCTCGCCTGGTCCGTCATGCACTCCCTTATTTACGAGCCGCTGGAAGGCCGCGCGGCCCACAGCCACAACGTCATGGAGATTTTTTAATGGGCAAGCGCAAGCGCGGCACGCAACGCAGCGAAATAACGAAGGACACCACAGCCGGCGGCCGCTTCGAAGCGTTCACCTTCGGCGATCCGGAACCGATCGACCGGGCCAATCTGTTGGACTACGTGCAGGTATGGCATAACAGTCGATGGTATGAGCCGCCGGTGAGCCTGACTGGCCTGGCCAACATGTTGCAGATTGCGCCCCATCACTCGTCCGCGATCTACGTTAAGCGGAACCTGCTCGTCTCCGCGTTCCAGCCGTCGCGCTACTTGTCGGTGGCGGAGTTCGAAGCCTTCACTATGGATTACCTCACCTTTGGCCAAGCCTATCTGGAATGCGAGGAGGCGCTATCGGGCCGATTGCTGCGGACCAGGCACACACCGGCGCTGTTCACGCGTCGCGGTGTCGAAGAGGGTACGTTTTGGTTTGCGCCGCTGAATGGGCAGGCTTTCCAGTTTGAGCGGCCGGTGGTGCAGATGAAGGCGCCGGACGTGCGGCAAGAGATCTACGGTATCCCCGAATACCTGAGCGCGCTGCATGCGGCGCAGCTCAATCGCTCCGCCACGCTGTTCCGGCGCAAGTACTACGACAACGGGTCGCATGCGGGTTTCATCCTCTACATGACCGATCCGGCGCAGAATCCTGACGACGTCGACAACCTGCGTAAAGCCCTCAAGGGTGCAAAGGGGCCGGGTAACTTCCGCAACCTTTTCATGTACGCGCCGAGTGGCAAGAAGGACGGTCTGCAGCTGATCCCGATTAGCGAAGTGGCGGCTAAGGATGATTTCGCGTCGATCAAGAATGCGAGCCGGGATGACATTCTTGCGGCGCACCGAGTGCCGCCACAGCTGTTGGGGATGATTCCCATCAACGCCGGAGGCTTTGGCGACGTGGGAAAGGCGAGGGACGTATTCAGAGAGAACGAGATCGATCCGCTGATCTTTCGGATGCTTGGTTTGAACGATTCGCTGGGAGTGAAGATTTTTAGCTTCAAAGGCGTCGGGTGAAACTAGCCATGAGCTATTGCTTTGCAAGAGGAAGACTTGGCCGTATGCAAATTGCTTGTAGCCCAGCATGGCATAGCTAGACCCGTTTTGGAGCGGGCGCTTGAATATGCCCGGGTAGCTTGTAGGGCAAGACTTACAGATCCCGGTGTTGAGTTCTTACAATTGCTGTGAGCTTGGCCGCGATAGGATTCGACCGTTTCGCAGAATATTCGTTGCTCGGGTCGATCACCGTTCCAAGGGGATATCGTGATGTCGCAAGGATTTGCGGTATTGAGGCGGCTTGGACTGCTTTTGCTCCTCCTAGCCGTAAGCGGGTCAGTTTGGGCAGGTGGTCCACCCTACATCCACCTCGCTGGCCTAGCAGGCATTCCTCCAGATCGGTCGCCGTACAGCACTATGGGTGAGGCGATTCAGGCCGGGATTGCCTTCATGCGGCAAAACCCGGATTTTGCGGCGAACTGCAGCTACTTTGTCGTACCTGACACGACCCACGGTCCCAATGTCGTCGCCGACGTCGGATTTACAGGCACTATTCCCCCGAATGGGGCTCCATGCAACGTGGTTTTCGGTAACGGTGGCCAGTACTCGTACACCTCATTCGAAATATGGGCACTGGGCACGTATAACTACGACCCCGGTCCCAATCTGGGCGGAGGTTGCCCTTGCGATGGAGGGCTAGGAGGAGCTGACGGCCCAAACATGGTGGGCGATCCCGTCAACTTCGCCATTGGTAACAAGTTCGAACAAGAAGATGACTTTACGGGAAGTCCGTGGCTCACCTTCAGTCGCTTTTACAATAGCTCTCCCGCGGCGGCGAGTGCCCTTACCCTGGGTTTAGGATGGCGTCATAGCTTTGACCGTCGGGTCGATCTGGTGAGCTATCAAGATGGAACGCAAGCTGCCACCGTCATGCGGCCTGACGGAAAGCAAGAAAATTTCTCCAAGAGTTCGACGGGCTGGACGACCAGCTCCAACAATCCAGACGTGCTCGCCGATGTTTTAGATACGCAAGGAGCCGTCATTGGCTACACCTTTAAGGTTGCGAATGCTCATCTCATCGAGCAGTACGATAGCAATGGGCTGCTGCGATCAATCACTGATAGCTCGGGCCGATCTGCGCTTCTCAGCTACAGCACAGCTCAGACCCCCGCAAGTATCGCGCCGCGCGCAGGATTGTTAATCAGCGTCACTGATCCCAGCGGAAGGCAGCTTGGCTTTATATATGACGGCAATGGGCATCTACAGCAGGTGAGCTTGCCTGACGGAGGAGTGCTGACTTACGGGTTTGATACCACTAATCGTCTCTCGTCTGTTCAATACCCGGATACCAAGACTCGCCAGTACGTCTATGACGAGCCGTCCCTCGTCCTCGACGGGGTCAGCATTCCCAACGCCATGACAGGTATGGTGGATGAACTGGGTGTTCGCTATCAGAATACGCAGTACTACAGCGATGGGCGCGTTGCTTTGGCCAACAAGGCGCTTCATGCAGAAGAAGTCCGTCTGAAATATACCGACTCTTGGAACCAGGCGGCCGTGACTTATCCGCTTGGGTTCGTGGCAACGCTGGGTTATGGCACCGTGGCTGGCGGGTATCGGCCTTTTACCTCGACAACGCAGTACTGTGGCCCTCTGTGTAACAAGCTATCTGCGTCGGTGACGTACGACGCAAATGGGTATCCGGCAGGCCGGTCTGATTTTAATAACGTTAGCTCCGCGACAACGTACGATGCGAACGGTCTTCTGACGAAGCTAGTAGAGGCCTCGGGCACGCAGGATCAGCGCACCACCAATACCACCTGGGACACCGGTCTTCGCCTCCCACTTACTCGCACGGTACTTGATGCCTCGGGAAATAAAGTAGCCCTGGCCTCTTGGGTCTACAACTCCACGGGGCAAACGATTGCGCAGTGTGATGTCGATCCCGCCGTTGCCCCGAACTACGTTTGCTCTTTTTCAGGAACGCCTCCGGCGGGCGTGCGTCGGTCGACCTATACCTATTGCACGGCCGTCGATGGGACGCAGTGTCCGTTATTGGGGTTGCTGTTGAGCGTGGATGGTCCGCGCACCGATGTGTCGGATGTCACCCACTACGCGTACTACCTCTCAACCGATGAGTCAGGTTGTGGCACGGTGGGTGGGGCGTGCCATCGTGCTGGTGATTTGGCACTGGTGACGGATCCTTTGGGGCACGCCACGGCCTTTCTGGTGTACGACAAGAGCGGACGCATCCTTCGTCAGAAAGATTCCAATGGAGTCTTCACTGACTATACCTATACGCCAAGAGGCTGGCTCAAAACAAAAAGCGTCGCTGGCGCAAGCACGGTTATGGACTATGACGCGGTAGGAAACCTCATCAAGAGCACAGATCCTGATGGGGTGGTTGTTACTTACACCTACGATGCGGCACATCGCCTTACCGATGTCACTGATTCACTCAACGATCGGATGCATTACACCCTCGACAAGGCAGGGAATCGGACGAAGGAGGAGACCTTCGATCCGAGCGGGACTCTGCGCCGGTCATTGAGCCGCACCTACGACACGATGGGGCAGCTCCTGGGCATCACCGATGGTCAGGGGCATGTTGTCTTTGACGCAACATTCGACGATAGCTACGACGTGAATGGAAACCTGTCGCATAACGCCGATGGGCTGAGCGTGGAGTACAAAAAAACCTATGACAATCTGCATCGCTTAGTCACGACGCTCGACAACACGAATGGCGCCGACACCTCCATGAGGAATGCGCAGAAAGTGTTCTCGTATGATGCGCAAGATCAGCTGCTAAATATCAAAGACCCAAGCTTGCTCAACACGGCCTACAGCTATGATGGGCTGGGTAATCGAGCAGGGGTGCAAAGCCCTGACACAGGGGCGTCTCTCTTTCAATATGACGTTGCAGGAAATCGTATCCAGGCAACTGACGCGAAGGGTATCGTCAGTCATAGCACCTATGATGCGCTCAATCGGACCATCAGCACGACTTATCCAAATAGCGCCTTTAACGTCAGCTATCGTTATGACGAGGCCGATGCCGTTACCGGCTGCGTCGGCTCTTATCCCATCGGTCGCCTGACTAGCGTAGTGGAGACCGCGGTCACCACGGTCTACTGTTACGACGCTCGCGGTAACGCAGTGCTGAAGCGTCAGACCCAAGGTACGAATGTTGATACGATCAGCTATACCTTCACTCTGGCTGACCGTCTTGCCTCCACTCGCACGCCTGATGGCACATCGGTTCAGTATGGGCGTGACGGTGCCGGGCGCATAACTTCTGTTGGCGTGCAGTTGCCGGGTAGCTCCAGTGTGAGCAATGCGGTGACCAATGTGAGCTATCTCCCATTTGGCCCCATTGCTAGTTACACCCTGGGCAATGGCCAGACGATCACACGTACCTACGACGCCAATTACGCAGTGACAGACATCGTAAGCCCAGCGTTGAACCTTCACTTTGCCCGCGACGCCATGGGTAATATCACAGCGTTGGGCACTGCTCCGGGTGCCAATCCGGCCGCGGAGACTTACGGCTATGACTTGCTCTATCACTTGACGACAGTAAAGAACGCGCAGGGTCAAGTGATTGAAGCGTATACCTACAATAGGACGGGGGATCGTCTTAGCAAGGCTGCTAGCGGGTTGGCGACCGGTACCTACGGCTATCAATCGGGCACTCATTGGCTGACGAGTATTGGGAGCGGCGTTCGGACATACGACGCCAACGGCAACACCACTGGGAATGCAGCCGGCGGCAGCACGTATGGCTACGGTTACAATGACCGAAATCGCATGACGGTGGTGCAGCGTAACGGGCAAACTGTTGCCAACTACGTCTATAACGCTTTTGAGCAGCGCGTTGGTAAAACGGCAACTTTTCCAAACTCTGTCACTCAGCGGTTCATTTACGATGAGAACAGCCAGATTGCCGGTGAGTATGGTGCTGCGAGCAGAAGCTATGTTTGGCTAGACAATCTGCCCGTCGCATTGGTTGATACGAGTGGTGGTGTTAGCAGCGTGAGCTATGTGCATGCTGATGGCCTCAATACTCCGAGGGCGATTGCGGACGCTGGCGGGGCCGTTGTATGGCAGTGGCCATTTCAAGGTAACCCGTTCGGTGAGCAACAGCCGGCTAGTCCCGCAGGTTATGCGTTCAATCTTCGGTTTTCTGGTCAATATTACGATGCCGAATCGACACTGAGTTACAACATCAATCGAGATTATGAGGCGTCCATCGGTCGATATATTCAAAGTGACCCGATTGGGCAGAGCGGTGGCATCAATACGTATGCCTACGTTGCTGGAAATCCTGCCACTAACGTAGATCCACTAGGGCTCGTGGCCTGGAGTGGAACTGTGGAGTCCGTTGGGTTAGTTGGCGGCGTGGGCGGGTCTGTCTTCAGATTCAAGCTCGATTCCGAATGTGTGCATGGAGTGAAGGCGCATGTTGTAGTTGACGCTCGTGGTCCTAGCGCTGGTTTGGGCATCAAAGGCCTTCCGCCTCTGGGTTTTGCGACTTCAACTATTACGCTTAATGACCGCCTAGATCATGTAGATCCTTCAGTACTAGAGGGATTTTTCGCTATCCATAACGTAGGTCTCGCTGGGGGTGTCATAGGGTATGCCGTGTCGGGGGTCCAGTTGGGCGGAAATGGGCGTGGATTGCAGCCTCCCGCGAAGTCAGGCGCTTTTGCGTTTTCCCCTGGCTTTGAAACCGGTTTCGATGCGGGTTATACCGTGACGGTTGGAAGCAGTAATATTGTTGAGCAAGTCATAACCCATTGCGGATGCGAACAATGAATAGAATTTCTCGTGTCATACAAGTGCTCATAGCCTCCTACGTCATTGTTTTTATCGGGCTATTCATTACGTACCTTCTTGCTATTCTTATTCAAGGAGAGTCGCGAGCCTGGGGCGTCTGGACGAATTATTATCTCGCCGCGGCATATTGGGTACCGGCGTTGTATTTGAGCATTAAGTATCTCAAGCGAAGGGCGCCAACGCAGGCCTAGAGCGCAAAGGTTCTGAGTTGTCCGTCTGCTGAGCGGTCGTATTTCAAAACCGTTAGCGCGATACCTCCTTGGTGTCCTCGTGTCCTCGTGTCCTCATGGAGGTCAGAAATTAGCTGCGGAGCATCGTTGATCTGGAAGGGTCCACGAATCCATTGAACGAACTCTGCGAAAGCGGGGTTCTTTCGTTTGTGGGCAGTAAAAAGGGCGAATGCCTGTGCCCGGCGCGCGCTGTCGTCCCCCCTCCTCGCCTGCGCACTTCCCCCTTCTCTTTTGATGCAGCTGACGCAGCGTCTCGGACTGAGGCGTGGTGCTGGCTCATGGACGACGTATGGGGTCGGGTCGGCGATGCGAATTGATGCGCCTGAGGGTGTGCTGACCTACTTACGGGTCTGCGCGCTGGCACGGCACACGATGTGAGTAGCCAGAAGGTTGGGCGCGGGAAAAGGTGATGAAGGTAACCCGGAACCTCAGTCACGCCCTAACCAATTGATGAGAAACGATAATGCGGGTCATCTAAAAAGGTAATTTGAGGGTAATCGAAGTTACCCGTGGCCGTTAAGCGATTGAATCTAAACGACTATGTGTGAGTGAAAAATTACCGTCAGTAAAGGTAATCAGATTACTTAGAAATTACCTTTTGGTTACCTTTGCCCGAATCTCGCAACCGCTTGTTGTATCGGCAAAAACGGGGATGGTGATCAGCATGATTACCAAAATTACCCGTTTCCGACGAAGCCACCTATTGGGGCTATATAAGGTGGTGGTGCTCGCTATCGCTTCCCTGCTGCCTACTCGTTTGCCTCCTGCAGCAATGCTGCCAGCTCGACCAACTGCTCACGTATGTGTGTGGCCATCACGGCGGTGAGCGTTTGCACATGGTCTGGAACTACCACGCCGGCGTGCATCCCCGCGGCGAGGCTCGCGCCTAGCGTCTCGATGGCGTCTACCTGTTCGATCGCGCGATCCAGTGCTGTGAGGATGGTGGTGCTGTATTTCACGGTGGTACTCCTTGCCACTAAAAAATCCCCCCGGCGTCTGTATCGGCCGAGGGAGTGGCAGCCATACGTATCTACTGTGTTGGTGTGTGCTGCATGGCGTGGGTTGGCTCAACGGTCGACCAGGTGCTCCGGACGTAGGTGCGTATAGCGTTTGAGCGTTTGCCAGGATTCGTGCAGCGAGAATTGCGCCACTTCTTGGATGGCATAGCCTCGCTCGAAAAGACGTGACGTAGCTTCGTGGCGTAGGTCGTGAAACGTCAGGTTTTCAATATCTAGTACCTTGCATGCGCGCGCGAAAGCGGCGCCGATTGATTTGGGGTTGTAGGGAAACACGCGGTCTTCGCCGTCGACCTCCGGTTGCCTATCGATGATGTTCCAAGCTTCGGGGAGCATGCGGAATTTCTTCCGGTTGCCCTCTTTCATCGTGGGGTGTTTCACGTCATCCAGCCACGCGCAGGGGCGCTCGAAGTTCGAACGACGAATCTCCGTTATCTCTTCCTGCCGGCGCGTCGTAAGTACGGCGTAGTCGTAGATATCCGACATGGGTATCTGCGCGCGCTTGTCGCGCCGCGCGAAGTAGTCGCGAAGTGCGACGTCCTCCGCGGCCGTTACGCGTCGATCGCGCCACCGGGATTTGCGGATGACCTTCCGTTGTCGCAGTTCGTGGCGGGCGTCGGCCAGCAGATCGAGACGAAGGGGGAGGTTGAACCCGGCGCGTGCTGAGCGGAGCACTTGGCCTATCCACACGAGGTCGTTGCCCACGGTGGCCGTACCCGCGCCGTCTTTGCGCCTGGTCATCACGTGGGCGATGTAGTCGGCGGTGGTCAGTTCCGTGGCCACCTTATTGGCGATATCGCAGCCTTCCAGGCGGGTCAGGTCGTAAGCCTTGGTCCGCCCCCATTTAGCGGTAGGACCAACCGTCTCGCGGTACCATTTAATCAAGCTGGCCAGCGTGGTCTTGGCGCCGTGCAGCGTGCCGCGTGCGCGGTGCTGGTCAAGTTCAGCCTCGCGTCGTCGCATCCATTCCTGAGCGAGCGCCTTGCGGCCAAAGGTCTCCGTCTCGCTGTGGATCACCTTGCCGGATTTCTTGAGGCGGATGACCGCCGTATAGCTTGATTGGCCGTCCTTGCGACGGCGAGTAAGGATGGTACCCAC